TAAAAATCCAACCGAGTATGGTAGCACAGCAAGATATACTGCTACTTCTGGATCAGCATGTTTTGTTGTGAATGGAAGTATTAATACATCAGATTTTACTGATGATATGGAAATAAATATTACTGGGGAGTCAAAAGAATATAGAATTGTTGCTGTTGAATCAACTAAAGCATTAATTTCTTCATTAGATAATGATGTACCAGCACTAAATGATACGTTTCAAAACTCAGATTCAGATACATTTGTAGTAACTTCAGTTACAAACCCAACGATTGACAAGTATTCTGGTGATTTGTGGTTTATAGACAATAAAAATGCATTTACCCCAACATCAACTCAATCTGTTACTGCTAGAACAATTTTACAGTTTTGATATAAATAGAGTAAAATAACAATTTTAAAGAAGAGCAAACCAATATGGCACTAAATTTTAACGCTGAACCCTATTTTGATAACTTTGACGAAGATAAAAAGTTTTATAGAGTTTTATTTCGTCCTGGGTATGCTGTTCAAGCAAGAGAGTTGACGCAACTCCAAACTATTTTACAAAATCAAATAACTAAATTTGGAACCCATGTATTCAAAGAGGGTTCAATGGTTATTCCTGGACAGATATCTATTGATACTGATATTGGATATGTTAAAGTTCAAGCAACTTATGGATCTACAAACGTATCCAGCTTTCTGTCAAACTTGGAAGATCTCATTATAGTTGGGCAAACGAGTGGCGTTAGAGCTTTGGTTAAGAAGGTTGCTGTTGCGACTTCTACTGATCCAAATACTTTGATGGTAAAATATTTGGATTCTGGAACTGATAATGCAACTAAAGTTTTTGCTGATAATGAGGAATTAGTTCCAGAAACAGGAAGCTCTTCATATACAACTCAAGCTATTGCTTCTTCTGCTACTGGAGTTGGCTCTATTTGTTCTATACAGAGAGGTGTATATTTTGTACGAGGAACTTTCTGTTTAGTTACATCTCAAGATTTAATTTTAGAAAAATATACTGTAACTCCCTCATATAGAATTGGCTTAACTATTGCAGAATCATTTGTTGATTCCGATGACGATACCACGTTACTTGATAACGCTCAAGGATCATTTAACTTTGCTGCTCCAGGAGCAGATAGATACAAGATTGATTTAACTTTAGCAAAACTTACTGAGGCTTCAACTGACGATGACAATTTTGTAGAATTAGCAAGAATTAAAGAAGGTGAAATTCAACATAAAGTTGAAAGAACAGATTACGCACTATTAGAAGAAACGTTGGCACGCAGAACTTTTGATGAATCTGGAAATTATACTGTTAACCCCTTTAAAATTGATGTTAGAGAACACAGAAATAACAACAGGGGAGCTTGGGTAACTTCTAGAGCATATTTAATTGGCGATATTGTTACTAATGGTGGAAGTTATTACGTTGCAAGAACATCAGGCACTTCTGGTTCTACGGCACCAACCCATACAATTGGTGAAGCAACTGATGGGGCAGGTGGTGTAACTTGGTTGTATGATCAAGAACCTGCATTTAATAGAGGAATCTACGATGCATTAGATGCTGAAACTCCAGGAGATTCTACAAAGTTAGCAATTGGTTTGGAGCCAGGAAAGGCATATGTTCGTGGTTATGAAATACAAAAGATTGCTACAGAATATTTAAATTTTGATAAAACTAGAGAATTTAATACCGAAAATAACGTAAAAATAAATGCTACTGTTGGTAATTATATTTTAATTACAAATCTTTATAATGTACCTGATATTGAAGACTTTCCATCATTAACATTGCACGATAGATTAATCACATCTGGAGGCTCTTCTTCTGGAACTCAAATAGGTACAGCTAGAGTTAGGGGTGTAGAATATCACAGTGGAACCATAGGAACTACAGCAGCAGTTTATAAATTACAATTATTTGACGTTACTATGACTTCAGGATATGATTTTAATGAAGACGTCAAATCTGTATATAACTCTGGAGCAAGTTTTACTGCTGATATATCTCCAGTACAAACTTTATTAACAGGATCAGTCAGCGTTTCAGGAACTGCAGTAACTGGTGTTGGAACTTTATTTAATACAGAATTAAGTGCAGGTGATTATATATACATCGGTGATTCTTCAAATGTTGCTAGAGTAGATTCAATTACAAATAATGTAAGTTTAACTCTTACATCTAGTGCAACTACTGCTACTGGAGTTGTAGCTTATAGGCTAACCACAGAATTAAAAGAACCTGACAATGCGTCATTGGTATTTCCATTTCCATATCCCTTTGTTAGATCTGCTAGAGATTCATTAGGAAATAATGCTATTTCGTATACAGTCGCTGAAAGATTTACAGGAACTTCTAGTGCAGGAGGATTACTAACTCTAGCTGTTGGTGGAGGAAATGATACTTTTGCCTCAGAAGCTGATGCAGATAATTATCTAGTTGTTAGAGATGATACTGGAGCAATTATAGCACCAACAAGTATTACCAGAACAACAGGTAACACTCAGGTAGAAATTCAAACTTCTGTTAATTCGACAGCAATGACGGTTATTGCTGCTGTCAATAAAACTGGTTCTGGAACTGAAAAGACAAAAACTCTTACTACTGTTACTGCTTCAACTTTTACGACGCAAGCTACTGCCACAACAAAAGAAATTTCTTTGGGTAAGGCAGACGGATATCGTTTATTGTCTGTTAAGATGGATACAGGAACTTTTGCTTCACCGACTGGAACGTATTCAATAGATATCACAAACAGATATTTGTTTGATGATGGACAAAGACTAACATATTATGATCTTTCAAAGATTGTTTTAAAAGATGGGCAGGCTGCCCCCATAGCACCAATATCAGTCGCATATCAATATTTTTCTCATAGTGGAAGTGGGGATTACTTTACTGTCAATTCATATACATCTACTGTATCATATGAAGAAATTCCTTTTGGTCTTACTGATGTTATTGACTTTAGACCAAGAATTGATGATACTGGTGGAAACTTTACATCAACAGGATCTAGTGTTTCACTATTACCAAAACGTGGTATAGATATCGAAGCAGACTTTTCATATTATCTGCCAAGAAAAGATAAAATCGCTGTAGACTTAAATGGTAATTTCTTTATTACTTCTGGAGTTTCTGGATTAAATCCAGGAGAGCCAAATGATCCTTCATCTGCAATGACTTTATATAAGTTATTTACAGCTCCTTACACATTAGCTCCAGAATGGGTAGATGTGCAGTTTATCGATAACAAACGATATACTATGAGAGATATTGGAGCAATAGAAAGACGTATTGATAATTTGGAGTATTACACTTCTTTATCTCTATTAGAAACAGAAACTAAATCTTTAACATTACTGGATGACGAAGGGTTAGATAGATTTAAGAATGGGTTCTTCGTAGATAACTTTACAAGTCAGTCATCAGGTAATCCAACGTCAATAGATTGGAACTGTTCATTAGATATGGAAAATGGTATTCTTAGACCATTCTATACTATGGATAATGTCAACATGATTGAACTTAATACCTCTGATGTAGATAGAACTTCAGATGGATATCAGGTTACTGGGGATTTAGTTACTCTCCCGTATACTCACACTGCAATGATTACTCAGCCATATGCCTCTAGAATTGAAAATATCAATCCATTTGCTATTTTTACTTTCTTAGGTAGAACAGATTTAAATCCTGCTTCCGATGAATGGATTGAAGTAAATAGAAAACCTGATATTATAAATGATGTTGAAGGTAACTTTTCTGCAATTAGTGCAGTGCTTGAACAAACTGGTGTTTTGGGTACTGCTTGGAATTCTTGGCAAACTGTATGGTCAGGCGAGAAAGTAAGTTCTGGAAGACAAACATTTCATACTGTAGATTGGGGAGGCATTAAAGGTGGAAATACCAGTCGTGCAGAAATGGACAGAATGTTTGGTTATAAGAGGGGATATGGAAATACTGCAGTTCGAACTGTTGTTACTGAGGTTCTAGCACAAGATATTGGGCAATCTAGAACAGGTATTAAGACTTCTGTTGCTGCTAAAATTGATAAACAATTTGTAGAAGATAAGGTTCTTTCCACAGCAATTATTCCTTATATTAGATCTAGAAATCTGTTGTTTACAACTCATGGATTAAAACCAGAAACTCAATTTTTCCCATTTTTTGATGATGTGGATATTACAGATTACATTACACCAGCAACGAAATTAACATATACTGAAATTAGTTCTTATAGTACTGAGTTTGATTATGATAGTAATGCAGGTGGAGATGGCTCAGAAACTGCTAGAACAATTGGTGGCAACTCTGAAGTGGCATTAAACAAAGGTGATATTATCTTTGTTGGAACTAGAAGTTCTACTAACTACACTAAAGATACTTCTCCTGCTACTGGAGTTTGTGTATATAGAACAAACTTTGATGGAACTTTATCAGCATATGTTGTAAATATTACAGGATCATTTTCTAGTGGTGATGTTATTGTTGGAACAATTTCTGGTGCGAGAGGAACATTGAGTTCAACTCCAACTGCTGCTTCTGCAGGTGATGATCTAATAACAAATGAAGCTGGTGATTTATTTGGATTGTTTGATATTCCAGATACAGAATCATTGAGATTTAGAACTGGAACTAGAGAATTTAAACTTATTGATGATTCTACAAATGTAATTACTGCATCAACTTCTAGATCTAGAGCTCAATATAGAGCACAAGGTATTCTTGAGACTAGACAATCTACATTTAATGCTGTTAGAAATGCTGAAATTGTTACTGAAGCTGTTACAGAGACTAGAACAATTACTGAGACAACTAGAAGAGTTATTTCAGATACAGGTTGGTATGACCCCCTCGCCCAATCATTTCTGGTTGAGCAAAAAGGTGGTGCTTTTTTAACTAAAGTAGATTTGTGGTTTGAATCTAAAGATGATACAATACCTGTACAATTACAAATTAGGGAAATGATTAATGGCTTCCCTGGAAAAAACATTTTACCATTTTCTAGAGTTTATAAACAAGCAAATGATGTAAATATTTCTACAAATACAGTAACTATTGATGGTGAAACGTATTATTCTCCAGATACTGTTACAACATTTACATTTCCCTCACCAGTATATGTTGAAGAGGGTAAAGAATATTGTTTATGTTTAGTTTCAGATTCAAACAACTATAATGTTTGGATATCTCAACTTGGAGAGTTGAATGCTGGAACTCAAAGATATATTTCTGAACAGCCATATGCAGGAGTTTTATTTAAATCTCAAAATGCTTCTACGTGGACAGCTGATCAAATGCAAGATATTAAGTTTACAATTTACCGTGCAGTGTTTGATACTGCCACCACTGGTGAAGTGGAATTTGTAAACGATAAACTTCCTTTAGATGTTTTGGAGTCTAATCCAATACAAACTGCTAACTCATCAGGAAAAATTAGAGTTTTTCATAGAGCTCATGGTATGATAGATGGAGATTCAGTTACGATTGCTGGAGCAACAGCAACCAACGGTTTAACAACTGGAAATTTAAACACTACGCACACTATTGATAGTGTTGAGGTAGATTCTTATATCATAACTACTGCTGGAACAGCAACTTCAAGTGGTATTGGTGGTGGAAGTTCTGTCACAGCAACTAAAAATATTAAGTATCAAACAATTCAACCAATTGTTGCATATCAAAGTTTTAGTGAAACAACGTTTAATACTCAGATTAAAACTATTACTGCTAAATCTGTAGATGGTTCTGAAACAGCTTATACACAAAGTTCGTATTTTGGAATAGTTCCAAATGATAATAATTATTTGGATTATAATGCTATGGTTGCTTCTCAAATAAATGAAACTGATAATTTTTCAGGAGACAAATCTTTGTACATGAAGGCTGTATTAACTTCATCCAATGATTCTCTATCCCCAGTTATCGATATGGATAGAATGTCAATGATTGCTGTTAGAAATCAAGTTAATAATCCTAGCACAAGTTATAATGATTCAGTTTTAGATTCTAGAACCATAGTTTCTTCTAATACTAACGTTGCTGCTTCAGGTAGCGTATTCAGTTCAGCTGATGCCACTACCCAAGGATTGTTGAAAACAATTACAGTTGGTAAATATATAACTACTAGTGGATTCTCAAATTCAGGCAATAATGGTTCTTGGTTGGTTACAGCGGTTGATTCTTCAAACGGAAGTATCACTGTTGATGGTTCACTAACAACAGAATCTGCATCGGCATCAGTTACTATTACAATTTCTGATAAATTTATTGATGAAACTGCACCAATAGGTGGTTCTTCTTACAGTAAGTATGTAACAAGAAAAATAAATTTGAAAAATCCTTCTACATTTATTAAGATTAGAATGACAGTAGATTTACCACCATATGCTGGATTAGATGTGTATTATAGAACTTCTGGAGTTGGATCAACTGCAAACTTTAATACACTACCTTATACATTGGTTTCTCCAGATTCAGCAATTGTACAAAATAACGATAGATTGTTCTATGATGTAGAATACACTTTAGAAAATTTAGATCCTTTTGATGCTGCAGCATTAAAACTTGTATTTACTTCTACTAAAGCTGAAAAAGTTGCTAGAGTAAAAGATCTTAGAATTATAGCTTGCGCATAATATGAGTAAATATCTAAAAGTGGAGGGACATGATTCTTTGTATAGAGACACTTCTAGTGGTGCTATAATAAATAGTTCGGAAACTGGATATAAAAAGTACATGGCTCAGAGAAAAAAACTTGAATCAAAATCTAAAGAGTTTCAAAAACAAAATGAAGAGATTAACAAGTTGAAAGATGATCTGATCGATATAAAAAATATGTTACGAACGCTTTTAGAAAAACAAGGGTAAAGAATGGCAACTATCACATTAAGATCGGTTAAAGGTAATCCGTTAACAAATACGGAAATAGATAATAACTTTAATAACCTCAATACTGATAAAATAGAAACTTCGGCAATAGGATCTACTGTACAAGCATATGATGCAGATACTGCCAAATATGATGATACAACTGCAAACTTTACTGGCACATTACAAAATGGTGGGAGTAATGTATTAGTTGACAGTGATATAGGTTCTACTGTACAGGGTTACGATGCTACAATTGTTGTTGATGCTGATATTGGAGTATCTGTACAAGCATACGATGCAGACACAGCAAAATACGATGATACAACTGCAAACTTTACTGGTACATTACAAAATGGTGGAAGTAATGTTGTAGTCGATACTGATATAAATTCAACAGTTATTGGATATGTTACTCCAGGAGATGCGGGAAATGTATTAACATCTAATGGATCATCTTGGACTTCTGTTGCAGCTGCAGCATTTGATTCAGGTACAGTTATGATGTTCGGACAAACTGCTGCTCCAACTGGATGGACCAAAGATACAACTAATTATAATAACTCATCTTTGAGAGTTGTTACTGGAACAGCAAGTACAGGTGGTTCAGTAGATTTTACTACTGCCTTTGCATCTCAGACACCGAGTGGTACAGTAAGTATTTCGAGTGTTACTGGTTCGGCTGGAGCTACTACATTGTCAACTCCACAGATTCCAAGTCATAATCACTCGTTTCCGTTTAAAGGAGGTCCAGGTGATTCTCAGCAGGGTATATCTGGGACTGGTGAATTCCAAACTGTTACCACTAGTTCTACTGGCGGTGGTGGATCTCACACTCACCCATTTAGTTTCTCAGCTGGTTCAGGTACGTTTAGTGGTAATGCAATCAACCTAGCTGTTAAATATGTTGACGTTATAAGGGCTACTAAAGATTAATGATTCTTGAATATGATAATTATGTATGTGAAAATGTTATAGATAATATAAATCAATCTATTGAGCCATTTATAGATAATTCTAAATTTTCAACATATAATAGAGAAGGAAAATCAGTTTTTGTATCAAAAGTAGAACAGTTAAAAGATGTTGATAATAAAATATTAGA